ACACAGGCTGTTGAGTTTTCTAATGGATCTGCTATCAAGGCTGTACCAACGTCGGAAGATGCAGGGCGATCAGAAGCATTGAGTCTTCTAATAGTCGATGAGGCTGCATTTATTAGAAACTTTGACGAGCTTTGGAAAGGGTTGTATCCTACTCTTTCAACTGGTGGTAGAGCTGTTATCGTTAGTACACCAAACGGAACAGGCGGCCAATACTACGATATTTATCACAACGCAGAAGCTGGGGAAAATGAGTTTAATCCCATTAAGCTACCCTGGGATGTGCATCCTGAAAGAGATGATGAGTGGTTCGATAATGAAAGCAAAAACCTAAACAAGCAGCAGGTTGCGCAAGAGCTGCTTTGTGACTTCCAGGCATCTGGAAATACATTTTTAGCAACTGAAGAGATTGAAAGATTACGAATGCAGATTAGGGCACCTATAGAAAAGTGGGGTCCTGAGAACGCGGTATGGGTATGGAAGTATTTTCTTGATAATCACGAGTATGTGATTTCTGCCGATGTAGCACGTGGAGATGGATCTGATTATTCTACGTTCCATGTTATAGACACAACAGAGTCAGAGGTTGTTGCAGAATTCAAGGGGAAGGTCCCTCCAGATCAATTGGCCGTTCTACTCATTGAAGCAGGAAGAAGATACGGAGAGGCTATTCTATGCCCGGAAAGTAACACCTACGGATATGCTGTTCTAATGAAGCTTAAAGAAATGGGGTATCGTAGTATTTACTTTGCAAAAGAGAAAGACAAGTATAATTCTCTATATGGTGATGGTGCAATAGGAAAAGCTGGGTTTTCTACACAGGGAACAAGTCGTGCACAAATCTTAACGAAGCTTGAGGAAGTACTTCGTAATGGGAAGGTCTCTTTATACTCTGAGCGTTTAGTAAAAGAACTAAAGACATTCGTTTGGACCGGAAATAAGGCTCAAGCACAAAGAGGGAAGAATGATGATCTGGTAATGTCTCTCGCCATTGGCTTATGGCTCTATGATGCAAAGGGAGTCACAAGAAAAAGCAACGTTGATTTGAATGCTGCAATGCTTGCAGGTTTTGCTGTTAATAAGCGAACAGAGACAGTTAATCACAACATGGACCCATTTAACACTCAGGTATCCATATTTACCCGTAGAGGGATGCCAATCCTCATGGATGAAGGTCATCCTGCATTATCAGGGTCTGTAGATTTTAAGTGGTTACTTTAGCTCTTATAATAAAGATCAACCACGGGGAAGAGTATGGCAAATAAAGGAAATATATTTCAGCGCTTAACATCGCTTTTTCGTTCTGGGCCTGTTGTTAGACGAAAGGTTAAAAAGAACACTCCTGGAGCGCAGTCTTCCGCTGTAGAGCTATTTAAGAGGGCGCATAATGATGTTTACAATAACACTCTAAGCGCCTACGGATCCTTTGACCGAATGTCAAGGTATTCTGATTTTGCTGAGATGGAGGCCACTCCAGAAATTGCCTCTGCTCTGGATATTTACGCTGAAGAAACTGTAAGTCCAGATGAGCATGGAAGAGTATTACATATTTTTTGCGAAGATGAATTAAAGAAAGAGCTCCTTGAGTCTCTTTTTTATGACACCCTTAATGTCGAATTTAATCTCGTTATGTGGGTAAGAAATCTTTGCAAGTATGGTGACTTCTTTCTCTTTAATGATGTGTCTCCTGATTATGGAATAACAAACGCGTATCCTATCCCAATATCAGAAATGGAGCGTGAAGAGGGGTTTGATCCCGAAAATCCTGGAGCGGTTCGATTTCGGTGGTTGACTCAAGGCAACACTGTTTTAGAAAATTGGCAAGTTTCTCATTTTCGACTTTTGGGTAATGATGCATTTTTACCATACGGCTCCTCTGTACTGGAGTCTGCTAGAAGGATCTGGCGCCAACTAATATTAATTGAAGATGCGATGCTTGTCTATCGAGTTATTCGGGCCCCTGAACGCAGAGTATTCTATATCGATGTTGGAAACGTGCCCCCTGAGGATGTACCAAATTATCTTGAGCAAGCAACATCCACTCTAAAGCGTTCTCAAGTTGTTGATAAAACATCGGGGAAAGTGGACCTAAGATACAACCCCCTAAGTGTTGATGAAGATTATTTTATTCCAGTTAGAGGTGGCGATTCTGGGACAAAAATAGATACACTCGCTGGTGGACAAAATACTGCTGCCATTGAAGATGTTGAGTATATCCAGAAAAAGCTATTTGCTGCCCTAAAAATTCCTCGAGCGTATCTAGGGTATGATGAAGATATTGGAGCAAAGGCTACACTAGCACAAGAAGATATTCGGTTTAGTAGAACAATTCAGCGCATTCAGAAAACCGTTATAGCAGAGTTGAATAAAATTGCGATGATACACCTTTTCGTCCATGGGTATGATGGGGAAGATTTGATCGATTTTGATTTAAAGCTTTCCAACCCATCTTCTGTCGCCCAAATGCAGAAGCTAGAATTGATATCTCAACGATTTGATATAGCTGGTAAAGTTCCAGAAGGAATGCTTGATCGCAGATGGGTTCAAAAAAATGTCTTAGGTCTTACTAACAAGGCGATTGAAGAAATTCATGAAGGAAAAATGACTGATAAGATCGAAGATGCAGAGGTCGAATCAGCTGGTGCAGAAGAAGGTGGCGAAGAAGGCGGTGGTGAAGAAGGCGGTGGCGGTGGTGGCCTATTCTCAGCCGACAAGCCCGAGGGTGAAGAACTTTTGACAGCGCTACCATCGGATGGAGCGAGGCTAAAAGATCATGGGGATGAAGAAGAAGAAGAAGAAGAATTTGATATATCTTCTTTATCGGTTGATGATCCTGAGGCGCCCATAAAGGCTCAAGCAGCCGTTAAAAATGTGAAGAAATCTACTTCACGAGGACCAATAAAAACGCATATGCCAGACTTCAAAACGATGGTAACCCATGGACGCTCTCAAGATTCTCTTCATAAACCCTATGGGGATGATCATTTACGCCGTGCGTTTGAAGGGCTTGAAGCTTCTGAAGAAGATACTTATGATCATAGGACTCGAAGCAGGCCGGTATTAACGCCGGAGTTAAAAGGGGTTTTTAGATCGCTATCTTCAATATTAAATCCAAAAGGCGGAGTGCTTCTATCAGAAGAAGCAGAAGATAATGAGGAGGAATTATTCTCACTCAATGAATACGATGCCGGAGAAATAGATGAAAGTTAAACATAACAAAAAAAGAAATGTAGGCCTACTATTCGCACAGCTATCCCAGCTTGTTTCTGAATCTTTGGTTAATGGAAAAATACAAGAAGCAAAAAAAGTTTTGAGAATAATGAAGAAACATTTTGCTCCTGGTAGCGAATTGTTTCGTGAATTTCGGCTCTTTAGAGCTATGATGGTTACGTCAGTTCCTGCCGATTCGCTTGCTAGCTCAATTATTTCTGAAGCTAAAGTTGCTTCTAAAAGAATTGATTCTAAACTTCTTACGCAGCAAAAATCCGCATTAATCAAAGATATAAATTATAAGTTGGCTGAGTCCAATTTTTATAATAGACGTGTTGGTGACTACAAAACATATGCTACAATTCAGACGCTTCTATCTGAATGGAGATCAGGCGAACCAGATATAATGGTTGTTAGTCGCTTTGAGACTGAGCTTCATGGGCACTTATTAAAAGAAAAAGGCCTTGATGAACTTAGCGAGCTCAAGACTGAAAATGTAAATCATCTAGTAGTTAATATTATGCATAGCAAAATTGAAGAAAAGTTTGCTGCTTCTTTATCTGATGAGCAGCTTGATCTTTTACGTGAATATATTTTTGCGAATGGAGACTCAGACAGAGTACAAAACAAGCTATGTGAAGTAAAAGATATAACGCTTAACGCTCTAACAAAGTTTAATTCGTCTTGTGAAAACAAGATTCTCGTTGGTCAAATTAATGAAGTTAAAGAGAGAATGAGCAGTTTAGATTCTTCTAAAGTTGATGATGACTCAATTTCGAAATACTTAACATTAATGAAGCTCAAAGACGAGCTTACTTCGGGAGAATAGTTTGATGTCTGATAAACTTAAATTACTCACAGAGTGGAGCCCATGGCAATACTCGAAGGAAATGATCGAGGAATCGAAGAGCCAAAATGCTGGAAAGATTTTGATGAAGGGTGTTCTGCAGAAATCTGATACCTTGAATCAAAATGGCCGAATTTACCCAAGGGTCATTTTAGAAAGAGAAGTTAGGAATTATCAAAAGTTTATTGCTGAAAATAGAGCGTTAGGAGAGTGTGATCACCCTGATAGCTCTGTTGTCGAGTTAAAGAACGCTTCTCATATTGTTCGTGAAGCTTATATGGACGGAGATGTTTGCGTAGGTATAGTAGAATTATTAGACACTCCAAGCGGAAAGATTCTACAAAGCTTGGTCGAATCCGGGGTTACATTAGGCATTTCATCTCGTGGCGTTGGTTCGACAAAAAGAAACGGTGACGTAGACGTTGTTCAAGACGACTTCCAGTTGATCTGTTGGGACTTTGTTTCCGAGCCCTCAACGCCCGGAGCATTTATGATGAAAGAGGGCATCCAGGTTGGGAAGAATGATCTCAACCGTGTTTTTAACAAGTCAGACAGAGTTCATAGACTCTTTAATGAAATATTAGAGTGGGAGGATAAAGGATAATGTCTTCAAAATGGCCAGCACCAGGCCTTCAAATGGTGGGAGAGTATCAGAAGAGTGGTGTTCCATTCCTTACATCTTCTATAGCAAAAGCTTCCGGGGTGACTCATATCCCCCTTCCTCGTGTTTCTCGATGGATTCAAATTACTACGGTCTCAGCTGGTGGTCAATCACTAAAGGTAGGCGTAACCTCAAACGGTGTGTCAGGTATCGGCGCTGTGACAGGATCGATTCCAACAGGGGAATTTAAGGTAGGTCCGCTTAACAGAACTAACGGAAGCTATGTATACGATGATGTCTATCCCAAGCCCAGTAGCTGGGAGCAATCGGCAGCGGCAGACAATTTTTTCTATGTTTTAGATGCATCTTCAACCGGCGGTACATCACCACGTTATGAGATTGCGACAGAAGATCTATTCTTACAGTCATCTTCTGGCGATATTACTTTTTCAGTTGTTTGTGGATTAACCAATATTCCACGTGGTGCCCTTCCGCTAACCGGTTCTAATGGTTATTGGGGAGTAGGATAGAATGTCTAAGGTTTCACGCAATCAGCTTAAGGCTCTTGTCAAAGAGTGCTTATTTGAGATTTTATTAGAATCAACTGACGGAACAGATTCTCAGGCTCTAGCAGAGTCGCGAGTCAGAAAGACAAAGTCTGCTCCTAGATCAAAGCCCCGTGCCACAAAACGCCCCGGCCTTGACTCCATTTCATTTGGTAACAGCAAAAAGAAGAAAGCTGCTAAACCACTTGATGTTAGTGCAATTACAACCGATCCTGTAATGGCATCTATTTTTCAAGACACTGCTATGACAACACTTGTAGAGCAAAGAGCTGCAGAGAGTCACGGCAGTAATAAAAGAAGTTCAGCACATGGGGATGCGGCAGCAAGACAAGCTGCAGGCAGTGATCCTGTGTCGTTGTTCGGTGATGCTGCGTCGAATTGGGCGGCGTTAGCATTCGATAAACAAAAAAATACTAGGTAACGAAACACTTCTATTGAAATACATAGAAATAGTCCGGAGGAAAACATGGCTAAAAAAATTAAACTTACTCCAGCTCTTCTGAAAAAGATCGTTCTTCAAGAAAAAAGAAAGATTCTTGAGTCACTTGAGTCTGGTGAACTTGAGCCCGTTGAGAAGGCTGATGCTGCTGATGCTGAAAAAGTTGATGCTGACGATTTAGCAGATTCAATTGAGCAAGATATTGACTGGATGGCAGCTCTAAAAATTCAAGAGAGTATACTTAAGAAACGGTATGCAAAAGTCCAAAAGGCAAAGAAGCGCTTGATTAAGAAAATTTCTAACAAGTAATAACATTATAATAAGGAGTCCTCACAATGCCCACACATACACAAACAGTCGTCGAAACGGTTAGTAGAGTAAAAGATATGGGATCGTCTAGTACGGAAACTGTACAGGCATCATTCCCTGCATCACCGATGTATATGGGAGAAATTACTGATGATGAAAGAAAAGCAGCATTCGAGGAGCTTGTGATGAGCGCCGAAGTGAATGATGGCGGTCATACATTCGGTACTTACAATCGAGATTTTGTTGATGCTCCTGATTTGAACGAAGTTGAAACTGGTGGAGGCGGTCTTCCCGCTAGCCCGTATTGTCCGAATCCTGTTTCCCCTGGACCTGGTAGCTTGAATGCTACTGAGCAAGCAGATCCTCCTGAAGGGTTTGGCCAGACTCCCTCCGATACATGGGGTAGTGGTGTTGGTTCACAGCTACAACCAAGCGAGTCTTCTGCGCAACAGTCTGGTGGAACATTAGGCGATTTCGTTATGGGTAAAGCTTGGGGTACTAATTCTTAAATGCCTTCAGGCCCTGATGAACCAGTAAGCATCGGCCGTCGTTCAGGTCTATCCTTTGATACAAGGACAGATTTGGGCTACGGCCGAACTTCTAATAATTTTCAGCAGCCAAGAGCAAAGGCTTCTAGCTATCCTTATATAGAAGAAGATGAATATGCAGATGATGTTGATTTAGATCTGGAAATAAGTGTGCTACAGCGTCTTGTTAATAAAACATCTTCACCATATAAGAGCGATGATTCGTTGATCGGTCGATCACGTGATAATGGTGCATTTGTCAGTGGTAATACTCCCATTATGCACATGGGCGAAATGGCTGTTGCAAAAGGCATGGTCCCCTTTCCGGATATGTATAAAGGAAGAATTCAGGTTGGTGGAGGCGTCAACAGTCCGATGGCGTACACTCCTGGAACACCAATTCGTACAGGAACAGAGCGCGGTTGGTCCTATGCACCAGAGAATATCGGTGGGGACGACGGAACAGAAGTTACGTATGATGAGTATATTAGTGGTGAAGATCTTAATATAATAAGACTTCGAAAGAATATCCAGCGAATTTTAAGGCAGGAAAAAGAAGCGAACGACACATAATGTGCTCAATTATAAGTAATCTACATTTTAGCGTGATATTTAACTGATAAGAGTACGCACATGCCATGAGGGTTGTCAATGTCAACTACACTTTATAAAGAAGCGATCGCTGAAGCTCAGCAGTTAAAAGAACTAGCTGAACAAAATGCGAAGAATAAAATTATAGAAGCTCTCACACCACGCATCCAAGCGATGGTTGAATCGCAATTACTCTCAGAGCAAGAAGGAATGGAAGTCATCGACATAGTTGACGCCCTTGATGCTCCTGATGAGTTAGTTGATATCGAGGAGGAAGATCCCGCTGGATCTTCTTCTATCCATATTGATAATAGCGATGGTGTCGTGAATCTAACCGTATCTGAAAATGGAAATTTTCAAAAAAACTTAAGCTCAATTAAAAAAGCTTTAACGAACTCTACGTCTTCCAATGACAATAGGCTTGCTGAGAGAATTGCAACGCTTCAAAGGAAGGTTAGGAGAATGGACGCATTGTTAGCAGAGGTAGATGCGTCAAATCTATCTAAGCAGCAACGCGCTGTAATTAAAAAGTCATATCAAAAATTATTAGGCGAAGCCTTAACTTTACGATCAGAGGCAATAATTAAATCTGGTGGTAAGGGAAGCGGCCTTCGCTTACAATTATTCGAAACACTAAAGGAGATGAATAACATGACTAACAACCGCAGCCGAGCCATCTTCAACCAACTTTTTGAAGCTGGCTACGGCGAACTCGATGAAATGGAACTGGTTCTCAGTGATGAGGATCTAGAAGCTCTTGGTGTTGAAGACGCCGAAGATGCTGATATTGATGCCCTCGATTTAGAGCTGGTATCTGATCTCGGTGAGGAAGAAGCCGAAGAAGCTGAAGGCGAAGAAGCTGAAGGCGAGGAAGAAGAAGCTGAAGGCGAGGAAGAGGAAGAAGTTGCTCTTGATCTCGGCGAGGTTTTTGAAATTGACCCACGTATGTTAAAAATGGAGCTTCGTAAGCTTCGTAGAATGCGTGAAGCTACTGAGGGAAGTACAGAAGCATCTGCCCAAGCCGACGCGTTTGGTGGAGGGGAAATTGAAGATGAGTCCTTTATCGATGTAGATGAAGATGATCTTCTTAACGCTCTTGCTGATGAACTTGGCGACCCCAGTGTTCCTGAGCCGAAAGTTGAATCCCGACGCCGTAGAGCTCGCCGCCGGCGAGTGGCTGAGCATCGTCGAAATATTCGACGAAGTGGACGTCGTGCCCCTTCAGCTCGTACAAATACAGAAAATGCTGCTCTTAGAAAGCAGTTATCTGAAATGAATCTTTTTAACGCAAAACTGCTTTACGTGAACAAACTGATGCAAAATCGTAATGTTGGTTCAAAGCAACAGCGTGCCATAGTCGAGGCTCTTGATAATGCCAAGACAATTAGAGAAGCGAAGCTTGTTTATGAAAGCTTGACTCGCTCACTTAACAAAAAGTCCCTCTCAGAGGGCAGGGTAAGAAAAGTCCTTGGATCTTCCAGCAAGCCAACTCGCAGCGGTGGAACCGCTAAAAATGAGTCAGCACAGGTAAATCGATGGGGTATTCTTGCAGGTATTAAAAAGTAGACGCTATAATCTTAAAAGGAGAAAAGACAAATGTCAAAAAAGTTTACACTTGACCAACTGACCGAAGGAATTCGGCAGCGTCATCAGGGCGAACAAAATCATCGCCTGACAGAAAAGTGGTCTCGGACAGGTCTTCTTCGTGGTCTCGACGGCGTTCATCGTGAAAACATGGCAACGTTGTTAGAGAACCAGGCAGGACAGATCCTCCGAGAGCAGAATGGAGTCGGAACAGGTGGTCTTACACCTTCCGCCGGCGACATTCGTGGTTTCACCAATATCGCTTTCCCCATCGTACGTCGAGTATTCGGCGGCCTTGTGGCAAACGATCTGGTATCCATACAACCCATGAGCTTGCCTTCCGGCCTGCTCTTTTATCTTGACTATACATACGGCGATTCAGTCGGTGGTTCTGGTGGAGGCGCCCTTGGTGCATCCTCTGGCGGCGGCGCTGCATACGTAGATGGACAGTCAATTTATAATAACCCAGCTGGTAAGGGAATCCGTTCTGGTTCTCTTGGCGTTGGTGGTCAGTACGACCTTGCTGGATCTGGTTATTCCAAGGTTCACTCTGGTTCAGCCCTGACTATTACAGCAACCAAGGTCTTCGCTCTTGGTGGTGCTTCCACTCAGTCTCGTGACACTTCTGGCCGTCGTGCTTGTATGTCTTCCGGTTCTGATGGTCGTTTCCTTCAGTTCGATCCCCAGGTTAGTTCGCTAATTGACGATTCAGCAGGTACATTCTGTTTCCTTACTGTTCCGTTGACAGACGCTGGTACTAATCAGGACCTTACCATGGTGAAAGAGTATGCGCTGGTTCTTACTGGAGCTGATGGCTTCAATAGCACCACCACAGACTTGGCAGCTGTCCCGGCAACAATGCAGGGTGGAACTAAGGTTTATAACCTTCGTCGTTTGAATCAGCTCGTTACTGATGATGGTTCGACAGTCGTATCTGCCCCAATGACTACTAGAAGCGCCACTAATGCACATATGCTTATGGTTCTTTCCGGTACTCAGATTGACAGTACTGACCTCAAGGCCTTCCGATGGACATATCCTAAGGTTGCTGCTTTGGATACAGGCACTGATGGTAGCACTCTTGTCATCCCAACCTTCGAGTCGAACTTCTCGACTGGCGCTGGTAACCCCGCTCCAGTTATTCCTGAGATTGACATTAAGATTGAGAGTATCTCAGTCGTCGCTCAGACCCGGAAGCTCCGTGCTCGCTGGTCCCCAGAACTTGCTCAGGACCTCAATGCATACCACTCGTTGGATGCAGAAGTTGAGCTCACCCAGATTCTCTCCGAGCAGATTGCTCTTGAAATCGACCGTGAGATCCTGAATGACCTTCTGGTTCAGGCTGACACCAACTACTACTGGAGTCGTACTCCGGGTCAGTTTGTCAACAAGAAGAGCGGTTCTATTCAGACCACCTCGGCTTCCCTTCCAGGTCCTGCCTTCACAGGTACGGTCCGCGAATGGTACGAGACCCTGATTGAAACCGTTATCGACGTTGCTAACGAGATCCACCGTAAGACCCTTCGTGGCTCTGCGAACTTCATCGTGGTTTCCCCCGATGTTGCGACCATCCTTGAAGCTTCTGTCCTCTACCGACCCGCTTACACCATTGATGGTGACGGTCAGGTTGCAGGCGGAATGAGCCTTGGTGCTGAGAAGATTGGTACACTAAGCAATCGTTTCACAGTCTATAAGGACCCCTACTTCCCACGCAACAAGATTCTTGTTGGGTACAAGGGCGGTAGCTACCTTGAGACTGGTTACGTATATGCTCCATATGTGCCTCTCATCGTCACACCGACTATCTTCGCCCCCGAAGACTTCACCCCGAGAAAGGGTGTAATGACTCGGTACGGTAAGAAGATGGTTCGCTCCGACTTCTACGGTACAGTTACTTGTATGGGTATGGACGTAATCTAATCTTAGATACGTTATGAATATTAAGGGCGGCCTTTCGGGGTCGCCCTTTTTTATTTACAATTTATTTTTTATATCTATGATTTATGGAAAAGGAGAGCTGAACATGGCCACAGCATCAAAAACAACAAAATCGACCCCAAAGTCGACATCGACAACATCGACAACATCGACTCCAAAGTCGACAACATCAGCGACTAGTAATAGCGCTTTAAAGAAGCAGATCAACGCATTAGAGGAAGAAGTAAATTCTCTGAAAAGTGAATTAACCGCAATGCGGTCAAATCAGGCTAGTACAGATGCCACGCAGGATCATGCTACAGCTGAACTTGCAAAAAAGCTTCATTCGTTTCTCACAAATGTCTACCTTCATCAGACAAATGGAGAGGAACTTTTGGGTAAATACGGTCTGATATAGCAATTCTTGCTTAAGTCTTCAAGTAAGACATTTCATCCCTTATCGTAATAGTTATGGTAGGGTGTGAAATGTCTTCTTTTGCTTATACGAAAAATCCGACTCCTTTTGGTTTCTTTGATACTGATTCTGACTTCCAGTCTGAAGCTGATGCTACAATTGCATTTGTGAAAAGAAAGCTGGGCGATGATATCCTCAGCGTAGAGCTCACAAAAAAGCAGATGTGGGCATGCTTAGAAGAAGGCTTCTTAGAATATACAAGGATAATCAACGAAGCCGATGCAAAGTCGCAGCTTGGAAATCTGCTTGGATACTCAACGGGTAGTAATAAGACTGGATTATTTCCCAGACAAAACCTTGAATATCTGTTAAGAATGGCAGAGCCCTACTCAATGGAAGCTGGCCTGGGAGGATCCTACAACGACGTAAGTGGCTCAATACAACTCCGTCAAAACGTTCAAGATTATGACATTTATTCAGAACTAAAGGGGACTGATGGGACTCTGCTGGTATCAGGAAGTAAGAACTCTCCCATGACAAAAATGAGGATTAAAGAAGTTTTTCACTTCAGTCCTCAAGCAGCATATCGTTTTTTCGATACAACGTCTGCGATTAACTACCTTAATAATGAATTTAGCTTTGAGTCTTTTACTCCTGAAACAGTCTTCTATGTTCTCCCTGTTTTTGAAGATGTGTTAAGAGCCGGCCAGATGGATATCTCAAACAGGGTAAGAAAGTCGAATTATTCTTATAGGGTTATTGGAAGCAAAATTCGTATATACCCAATGCCGACTGAAATATCTTCCTCGGATGGTGGTAGCTCATATCCCAAGTTGTGGTTAAGGATAGCGTATAATCCTGATCCTTACAATCCAGACATTCAAGACGATACGATTTATGGTGTTTCAAATTTATCCAACGTCCCATTCGGTCGTATGGAGTTTTCAAAAACAAACTCTGTTGGAAGGCAATGGATTAGACAATACTGCTTAGCTCTTTGTAAGGAGCTTTTGGGTCAAGTAAGGTCTAAGTTTGCAACAGTGCCAATACCCTCTGGGGACCTCAACCTAAACGGCGGCGACTTAATAAGCCAAGGAAGAGAAGACCAGGGTCGCCTTCGTGACCAGCTTGTTGAACTACTCGATAGCTTAACATATAGCAAGTTACTTGAGGGCCAAGCTCTAGATTCAGAAAATATTATGAAAGCTCTTAAGGCAGTTCCAATGCCGCTGGGCAATGCAATTTTAATCAAATAATGAGGAGATACAGTGGCTAGATTATTCATAACCCCACGCGAAATAGACCTCATTTCTGATTTGACAAAAGAAGTGATAAAAGATGTTGTTGGTCAAAAGATCTATTATTACAGCATTAGAACAGACGTTACAGAAGTGCATGATGTGTATGAAGAGGCAGTTAATAAATACTTCAATTATCCAATTGAGATTGATGCTCAAGTAAATTGGATGCCTGGGGAAGTTCGCACAAATCGTTTCGGTTCAGAGAGTTATTACTCAATTGAGACCTATTTACATTATCGCGACTTGATAGACAAAGATATCGAGGTGAAAGAGGGGGATTATTTCTCGTATGGTGAAACGTTTTTTGAAATTACTTCCATTGTATGGCAATCAAACATCTATGGTGAGATTGAGTATATGACGGGTGTGAAGCTTATGGGTAAGCAGGCAAGAGAGGGATTAATTGATAAGCAACCTCACGGTCCTACTGACGAAGGGTATTTCCCTGGAGACCCAGATGCAATTCAGGAAACATTCGCACAGCAACGCGGCTTTGCAGAAAATGAACTTGGCCCAACTGGCGATAAGCGTGCGCTAATTGAAAAAGGTGTGCTTGATCTTCCTGATCGGCCCCCGGCTCCCGCTGAAGTCTCTTCAAAGGGAGACCCAGAAGGTGTAGGATCCGCCTTTTATGGTGATGATGGTGATTAATGCCTACTAGATATTCTATTACAGCACCACCGCCAGGACAAGACAGGGTTTCAACCGGTTATAGTAACGATGATGTTAAAGACAACTTTGACATTCCATCTTGTACTATCGAGGATGTAGACAGAGGAGTGTTTAATCTTTTCAATAAAGAGCTTCCTCTTTTTCATAAGCGTCAAGACCAGATGAAGAGAGTACCTGTTATTTTCGCAACTGGTGAAAGGTTCGCTATTTTATCAAGAAATCGGCCTTTACGAGATAAGGCTGGAGCACTAATCCTTCCTTTGATCTCTATTGTGAGGACTGGTATTGATCAAGACTCTGCAAAGGGCGCAGGACAGTTTCAGGGTGGCCCAATTACAATTAAGGTGCAGTTGTCTGAGGATGACCCAATCTATCAAAGACTAAATAATGTGAACGGCTTTAAGAACTCTGATGCAATTGCAATCGAAGCCGATCCTCTTTTGTCTAATGGGTTGGGTGGAGGCACCGATCCCGACCGTTTGGCTACGCGCCGCGCCCCTCCTGCAATCTCTGTTTCTGCAAGAAGGGGGACAGTTCTTAAACCTAATCTTGGAAAGAATTTAATCGAATTTATTGAGATGCCACCAATCAAGCAATATACTGCTTCTTACGAAATAACATTTTGGACTCAATATACTCAGCAAATGAACACCCTTCTTACTATTATGATGAACGGATATGTAGAAAATAGAAGAAGAACGTTTGTAATCGAGACCGAAAGTGGGTATAGATTCACCGCTTTTGTTGATGCCGCTCTAAATCCACAAAATAATTTTGATGATTTTACTGATTCCGAAAGATTAGTCAAATATAGTTTTTCAATATCTGTTGCGGCTTACGTCGTCGCTGTCCAAGAGCCTGGCACGCCTGTTCCTTTTAGACGAACAATCTCTGCACCAGAAATTGCATTTGATGTTTCGCAAGGTATTGGCGGCGTTCCAGTTCCTCCTCCACCCGGCGGAATCCCATCTGGAGACCCTTTCGCATATATGTTGGGTGATATGACAACAACAGACACAGGATACCCTCCAGCAGCTGTAGGGGGTGTTAGAAACCCGTTAGCGTCCGGCATTCCTGGCACTCCGCAAGTAATTCTTGGTGGACAAAAAGAGAAGTCGGGTTTATCGGCTCCGACGACCATAATTACAGATGTGGATCCTTTTACTGGGAAAAAGTCGCAACGCAGAATTACTGTAAAAGCTACCAATCCCAATAAAGGAGAGACAGTTTTTAGAGATAGCCTTATCCCAGAGGGTGGGCTGGAAATCGACTTAGGAAAATTATTCAAAGATTGATATTACGACATGAGACATTTCAGTATTGTACGAAATAGTTATTTTGTGATAGCTTAGATCCAGGAGACCCGACTCATGGCAGAACAAACTTTTAGATCCCCAGGTTTTTTTGAGCGCGAAATCGACGCGACCCAAAGAACTACCGAAATTGTAGGCACCCCAGCAGGCGTGATTGGCACGGCCGAAAAAGGTCCAGCGTTTATACCTGTGACCGTGGGTAGCATGACGGACTTTGTTAACAAGTTCGGTGAAGTTGACCCCAACCGGTTTGGACCGTACGCTGTAGATGCGTTTTTGGCCAACCGAACAGCTCTAACATATATGAGGGTGTTAGGTGCTGGCGCAAATGAAACGTCTGCAAATATAACAAGTACCCAGAATAATGGAACAGTTGTGAATGCAGGGTTCAAGATTGTCCCGAAAGCATCCCAATATAATGGGTGGGGCAATGCAACGCCTACAGCAGATAGTGCTGTGCAGTTCTTGGTTGCACGTCATTATGTTTCATCGTCCAACGATTACTCATTCCCTCAATTTATTGATAATCCATCCTTTAATATTTCAGGCGCAGGAAGAATTAATCTTTTGCGTGGTGTTATCTTGTTCGCTTCCGGCGCAAGAGGCCAGATTATGGACGATGGTGAAACATGGTCTAGCACCTTGAATGATGCTGCTAGTTTGAACCACACCAAGGGTACAGCTGAGAATGATCAATTTGTGCTAGTTGTTTCATCTACATTGGGCGCTTCTTATACTAGTCAATATAAGGACGTAGCTGGAGTGGGAATTAATCTAATCACTGCTTCACTAGATCCTTCAAATCCTGCATACATTGCAAACGTTCTTAACACTGATCCTACAAAATTCTACCAGCAGCAGCACTTACTTTATCTTGATTTTGCTGTTGAAGATGAATTGGCAAGTGTTGACCAAACCAAGAATGCTGTCGCCCTACTTTCCGGATCGACCAACCAAGCAAACAATTATCTCTCTGATAAGAACTTTGCTACTGGATATGGTCGATTTGATACTAGATACACTACACCTCGCTCACCAACAGTTATATCACAGCCGTATGGTGGCCAAGAGCATGACCTCTTCCACTTTGAGACATTGTCTGATGGTGCATGGGGTAATGATAAGGTGAAGTGCACTATAGCAAATCTTCGTGCTTCTACAAACGACAATTATCCTTATCCTCAATTTGAGGTTCAAGTACGTAGGTTCGACGATACAGATATGGATCCGCAAGTTTTAGAAACGTATCCTGCTTGTAACCTCGATCCTGCATCTGAGAACTTTATTGCAAGGAAGGTCGGCGATTATAAGGCACGATATAATTTCGATGCTGATAATGCTTCTGAAAAGCGAATACTCGTTACAGGACGATATCCCAATGTTTCAAACTTTGTAAGAGTTGTTCTAAGCGAGAAAATTTACACTCAAGACTTGCCGAAATCTGCCTGCCCGTTTGGGTTTAAGGGGATTCCTGTTATTAAAACAACTGACAGCCTTTCCGATTCAACTACGTTTAGCAGAAGACTGCAGGTTGGTTCGGTAGCTTATGGTAATGGTGACAATTATCGGATGTGGGGTGACTTACCTGAAGCCACTATTCCGGATAGTGGGGGTGAGAGAGCAACGTTCCTTTCAGGTTCGATTGTACCACCCCTTCCATATCGCTTTAAGTTGACACGCGGCCCGGTTTCCACAACAGGTCACTTTGCCGGCGATCCAGGACCCCAAGAGATTGTTGATAGACGACTAAACTGGGGTGTAAAGTATACTCGTTGTCCCGAGACAAGCAGCATGGATAATGCTAGCTTGAATGTTAACGCTTCTAGCAATCCTAATCCACTCATCGCGGCATACGCGAAATTCCAGGGTATCGAAAAACTCGATATGTTGGTGACTGGTTCTGGTAAAGATAATTTCAATGCTAATAAGTTCACACTTTCGAGAGTTGCCTTGGCCAACGTAGGTACAACGGCTACCAACTTATTCCAATATGTCACTGCATCCGCTAAAGAGCATATTCTTGAGGCTGCATATATTAGAAATGGTGTTCCAGATTCTAAGACGTATGCTGTTATGGATCCAGATAAGGCAGGCCAATTACGTGTTACTTATGCCTCATTAATTCAGTCAAGCTCTGTTAAGTTTAACCGGTTTACAGGTTATACAGCGTTTAACGTTCCAGTGTACGGTGGTTTTGATGGATTGAATATCCTTGATAAAGACATGGCATACATGACAGATAGAGCATCTTCCACTGATGCATCCGTACCTGCTCCTATCGGAAAGAATGCTGGAAAGGCTTCTAGCGAATATGGGGCTTCAAATATGGGTCTTATTGCAAATCCTGCCGGCACCGGTCGATTGAATAACAGCATTGCTGCATATAAGCAGGCTGCAACAGTCATGACTGATCCAACAACAACTAGAATCAATATTCTTGCTATTCCAGGAATTAGAGACTCATTTGTAACGGATCACGCTGCTGAGAAGACGCTGGAATACTCGATGGCAATGTACGTAATGGATATTCCCGCTTGGTCTGAAGATGAGACCAGACTCTGGGGTGATGAAGATCGCGCTGCAATCGCTAGTGCATCTATAGCATTCCCCGATGTCCGGGAAACCTCTGAACAGTTTGAATCACGAGTATTTGACAACAATTATACAGCGACATATTTCCCAGATGTCTATATCACGGACCGCATCTTAGGATCGAAGGTAAAAGTACCTGCATCGATTCCTGTTATGAGCGCCTTAGGATATAACGACTCTGTTGCTTATCCCTGGTTCGCACCTGCAGGATTTAACCGCGGTGGCTTAGACTTGGTTAGTAATACAGACGTAAGACTTACATCTGGAGATAGAGATACGTTGTACGACTCAAGAGTTAATCCCATCGCGAACTTCGCAGATGGTAAGTTCGTTATCTTCGGTCAGAAGACTTGCCAGTTGGCACAGTCTGCTCTTGATAGAGTAAATGTACGAAGAATGTTACTCGAAGTCAAACGACAGGTGACTGCGGTTGCAGACAAGATTTTGTTTGAACCAAATACACCAGCAACACGT